AGCGCTGTGGCATGGAAAGGACCAGCGGTAATCAGCTTAAATCTGCTCGTCGTTCGCTCAATCTAATGTTTTTAGAGTGGGCAAATCGTGGCCTGAACCTTTGGACTATTGAACTTGCGACAGCTAATCTGACGGTAGGTCAAACAGAGGTAACATTGGATACGGATACTGTAAACGTGCTATCAGCCGTTATCAGGGACCTATCTCAAAGCCCTCCTGTAGACATTGTAATAGATAGGATTAGTCGTGCTGAATATTTGCACATTCCAGATAAGACAACACAGGCAAGGCCTGCTCAGTTATACGTAGAACGAACCAACGTTCCTAAGGTATTCTTGTATCCAGCGCCTAATGCTACTAATCTGTATCAACTACGTTACTACCGCATTAAACGCATGGATGATGCAGGTGATTACTACAACACAGCAGATGTTAACTTTCGCTTCTTGCCTTGTTTATCTGCAGGATTGGCTTATTACTTGTCCTTGAAGTATACGCCAGAACGAACACAGGCTTTAAAAAGCATTTATGAAGAAGAGTTCGCACGCGCGGCTGCAGAGGATAGAGATACGGCAAGCGTTTACTTCGTGCCGGCTGTAATGGGATACTAATGTGGCATATGCTTCAGGTAAGTTTTCGTATGGATTGTGTGATTACTGCGGTCAGCGGTATCCGTACAACGTATTAAGAAAAAACTGGCGTGGATTTAAGGTCTGCCCAGACGATTACGAGCCAAAAGAGCCTCAACTAGAGCCCTTACAGTTTGTAGCGGATGCGCAAGCGCTTGAGCAGCCTCGTCCGGATCGCGTAGAACCAATGCAAGTGTATGTGAATGCTCCAGGCGACACTGCATTCCAGAGTATTGGCAGTGCAAATAACACAATTGATATGAGACCTTATCCAGTGGATAAGGATATCGTAGCACTAGGCTCTGTAGGTACAGTTAGGGTACAAATAACATGACATATGATGAATTATTAACCAATATTCGTAACTACACCGAAGTAGACGCCAATGTGTTTACTAACGCGGTGTGTAATACGTTTATTCTGATGGCAGAGAACCGTATCCTTCGAGACATCGACTTAGATGTCTTTAAATTAGAGGTCACTGGTACCATGACCTCAGGAAACAAGTTTTTATCGGCTCCTAGCGACATTCTTACGCACCGATATGTCATGATGACCAAGGATAGTGAGCAAATCTTCCTTGAATTCAGAGATACCTCATATATGAAAGAGTACTGGCCTAATGGTGCCACTACAGGAACGCCTCGTTTCTATTCTGTATGGGACCAAAATACGTTTTATATTGCACCTACTCCGGATCAAAGTTACACGGTAGAACTAGGCTACATACGTAAGCCAGAACAGTTATCTGCCACGAATACTGAGACATGGGTCAGTATTAACGCACCAGAAGCCCTCTTGTATGCCTGTTTAATACAGGCCTATAGCTATACTAAAGGTCCAGGGGAGCTTATGGGCTACTTTGAAAACAGCTATAAACAAGCTATTCAAGGTCTTGGTGTTGAGCAGCAAGGTCGTCGTCGTAGAGATGAATGGCGTGATGGTATGTCTAGGCTGGTGGTCAAATCACTGTCTCCAGGTCCTTAACTATTTACGAACATTATCTGGTATCATTACATCTAATAAATTAGGAGCAGGACATGGCAATTTCACAAGCAATGTGCACGAGCTTTAAAGTTCAGTTATTGAGCGGCTCGCAAAACTTTAACACAGGCACAACAAAGGTATACAAGATTGCGTTGTATACATCAGCAGCGACACTAGGTGCAGCTACAACTACGTACTCAGGCACTACAAACGAAGTGGCTTCTGGCGGCGGCTATACTACAGGTGGTAATACACTTACAGTATCACAAGTCCCAACATCATCAGGCACTACAGCGTTTATTGACTTTGCGGATACTACCTGGTCTGCAGCGACAATCACTGCTCGAGGCGCTTTGATATATAACAGCACTGATGACACAGCCGTAGCTGCACTAGACTTTGGTGCAGATAAGACATCAACTGCCGGTGACTTTACAATCATATTCCCAACAGCGGACGCAACAAACGCAATCATCCGTATAGCCTAGACTAGGAGTCTCGAATGGCTCTAGTTCTTAAAGACCGGGTTAAGGAAACCTCAGTATCGACTGGTACTGGGGCAATTGCGCTTGATGGCGCTACAGGTGCATACCAAACCTTTAGTACGATAGGCGATGGCAATCAAACCTACTATGCTATTGCAGGGCAAACCACTAATGAGTGGGAAGTGGGCATCGGTACTTACACCTTGTCTACTGATACCTTATCACGCGATACTATTCTTTCCTCGTCTAACAGCAATACAATCGTTACGTTTAGTGCCGGTACTAAAGACGTATTCATAACCTACCCGTCTGAGAAAGGTGTGTGGCTAGACGCTAGTGACGATTCTAATTCAGCTGCCACTGTTGGTACTACTCCGGTTAGACTAGGTGCAACAACGCTTACCCTAGCCGGGCTTGATTCAGTAACCCTAACACAAAACCCCTCAACTGCACTGCAAGCAGCGACTAAACAGTACGTAGATACATTGGTTTCTTCTGGTATTACTTACCACGCCCCAGTTAAATACGAAGTACCTGATAGTACAGGCAACCTAAATGCCACCTATAACAACGGAACAGCAGGGGTAGGCGCTACGCTTACTAATGCAGGCACTCAAGTAGCCTTTACACCAGATGGATTTGTTGCGTCTGTAAACGACAGAATTTTGGTTTATAACCAAACTAACGCAGCACAAAACGGTGTTTATACGGTTACTACTGTGGGTAGTGTCTCTACTAATTGGGTATTGACTCGTGCTACCGATGCAGATAGTTACGCCCTAAAAAGCCCAACAGCACTTGGCGAAGGCGATGCGTTCTTTATTACAAGCGGTAATACCGGCGCTGGCGAAACCTATGTATGCAATACAGTAGGTACTATTACATTTGGCACGACGGCAATTACCTTTACTCAGATAAGCGCAACTCAAATATATTCTGCGGGTACAGGGTTAACATTATCAGGCACTCAATTTAGCATAACTAATACTACTGTAACGGCAGCGACAAAAGGCTCGGCAAGCAAGACAGTCACAGGAACAGTGAATGCACAAGGCCAACTGACTAGCTTTACAGATCAAGATATAGCTATTGCAATGAGTCAGGTAACAAGCGGGGTACTAGGTGCAACCCAAGGTGGTACAGATAACAGCTCTTACTCTATTGGTGACATCCTTTATGCGGACACTACGACTTCACTAGCTAAACTATCTGATGTTGCTACAGGCAATGTGTTGATTTCTGGCGGTATAAGTGCGGCTCCATCATGGGGTAAAGTAGCTCTTGCTTCTGCAGTATCAGGCACACTAGGCTTTGCAAACGGTGGTACAAGCGCAACTACACAACAAGGCGCAATCAATGCGTTGGCTGCTGCAGTAACTTCAGGTCAATATTTAAGGGGTAACGGCACTGACGTTGTAATGTCTGCAATACAAGTAGCTGATGTTCCTACGCTAAATCAAGACACAACCGGCACAGCGGCTAAAACCAATGCGTTAAATTCAGCAACAACAGTGGTTAACGTCTCAAGTTCATCTGCCCCTACGACCGGCCAGGTATTAAGGGCTACAAGTGGTACAGCGGCTACCTGGCAATCCATAGCAGAAGGTGCGGCAATCAGTAACGATACATCTACTTCATCCACACTTTATCCGTTATTTGCAGCGGCAACGACTGGCACACCGACAACGATCTATACGTCAAATGCTAAATACTTATACAAACCATCGACCGGCGAATTAAGTGTTACAGCTCCGATTGCAGAAAACGGTTTGGTGATAAACAACATGACAGTAAATACAAGCTATTCAATACCAGCAGGCTACAGCGCTAGTTCAGTAGGCCCTGTAACCGTAGCAGGCGGCGCGGCAATAACCATACCCGCTGGTTCGCGTTGGCTAGTACTTTAAGGAAAATATATGGCTAGTTCAATTGCAGCAATTACAACAGGTATAGGTGGTGTAGTAACCACAGCAGACAACTCCGGTGACTTAAACTTACAAAGCGGCACAACAACCATCGTCTCCATCACATCCGCTGGCGCTGCGGTAACAGGTACATTAAGCTCAACATCAGGCACAACCATCCAAGGTCTAACAGTAGGTTTGGGGTCAGGTTTAATTACCACTAACACGGCTTTAGGCGTAAGTGCATTACTTGCTAATACTACGGGTTACAGTAACACAGCACTTGGTTGGAATGCTTTAATTGCTAATACAACAGGATTTAGAAACACGGCTGTTGGTAAACAGGCTTTGGGTGCGCTTACAACAGGCGATAACAATACCGCTATTGGTGAGTTTGCTTTATTAACAGCAACAACAGCTCAATATAATACTGCTGTCGGTCAATCAGCATTACGTTTTAATACAACAGCCTCTAACAATACAGCCGTAGGATTTGAATCAGCTTACTCAACAACTACAGGTGAAGTTACTGCAATTGGCACTAAAGCCTTATATGCAAACACAACTGGCGATGCTAATACTGCTGTTGGTTACGTTGCTTTAACCGCAAACACAACTGGTGCAAATAACACAGGTATTGGTCGTAACGCTGTTAGGTTAAACACTACAGGTTCATTTAACACAGGCTTGGGTTCAGGTGCGTTATTTTCAAAC